TAACCTTTTGAAAGGAAATTTCAAGGGTGCATGGGAAAACGTGAAAGCAATTTTCAAGAATGCCCTTATCTTAATTTGGAATTTAATTCAACTTTACGTGATTGGTAGATTCTTGAAGCCGTTTACAGCTTTTGGTAAGAGTGCATTGAGTGTAGTTAAATCTGCTTTTAACGGGATTAAGGCTACTATTTCTGCGGTTATGAACGGGGTAAAATCCTTCCTAGTAGGCGTATGGAACGCTATTAAATCTTCTCTAGGTGGAAGTTTTAAGGGTATTTGGAACTTAGCTAAAACTACGTTTAACGGATTGAAAAATTCCGTGACAACTATTTTTAATGCGGTGAAATCTACTGCTACTAGAGTATGGAATGCGGTAAAAACTGCAATCACAAAACCAGTAGAGAAAGCAAAATCTACTGTTCTGAAAATCATTTCTAGTATCGTAAAAGCATTTGCTTCTATGAAGATTTCTATACCTAAGTTTAAGTTACCACATGTTGACGTAGGAAGCAAGTCTTTTCTTGACGGGAAAGTAAAAGTACCTACGTTCAAAGTTTCTTGGCACGCTAAAGGTGGAATCTTCGATCAAGCTACCTTACTAGGAGGCGGTCATGGAGTTGGCGAGGCGGGACGAGAGGCTGTTTTGCCGATTCAACATCGCCGTTATATGCAACCATTCAGTAAGGCAATTGCAAGTAACTTAACTAAAATGAAAGGTAGTGACAGTAAGGCAAGTGGAGGCAATAGCTACGTTATTCAGTTTAACGAACCTGTTGTTATCCGTGAAGAAGCTGACATTACTAAAATCGTTAATGCAATGGAAAAGAAACAAAGAATTGCACAACGTGCTAAAGGTACTTTCTCTTACGCTAAGTAAGGGCTAGTGCCTTTTCTTTTTATCTAATAAAGGAAAGGTGGAAATTAAATGATTAACTTTGCTGGTGTTGATATTCCTAGCTATATCAAAGTAAACAAGATTGGCTACCCTATTCTACCCACTATTGATTCAAAGACTGAAAAGGTCGCTGGTAAGGCTGGTGAATATGATTTTGGTGTAGAGATTGGAACACGTTCTATTAAGGTTGATATTCAATTAATTGGTGAAGATCAGCATGACATTATGAGTAAAGCAACTGACTTTGCACAGTGGCTATTTCATGAGGACTTACAACCATTAATTATTATGGATGAACCTGACAAGCAATACATGGCACGAATTGTAAATGAAACTGAGATTGAAGAAGTGTTCAGAGTTGGACAAGCTTCACTAGAGTTTCTTATTCCTAATCCATATAAAGAAGCTGTAGCTGAGAAAGTTGTTACACAAACTGTTACTACAGTAGACCCTTTCAACGTTGTAAATAACGGTGGAGTTGATACTTACCCTATTGTTGACTTAACAATGCGTTCTGATAGCACTTCAATTTCCGTTATAACGGAAGATAAGTTTGTTATGTTAGGTCAATCAGATAACGTTGAAAAAACTAAGGTAACTGTTAACCCTTTAGTGCTTACTGATTCATTCACTAGTTACACGGGTTGGACAACTGGTAGCAATATTGACGGAGGAACGGTAACAGGCGGTTTTTCTTCTAATGGAAGTGTCTTACAGAGTTCTGATTATGGAAGTGGTACTACATGGCACGGGGCAAGTGGTGTTAAACCTTTATCACGGGCAATTACTGACTTTCAGGTAGATGCTACTGTAGGTCTTAAATCCTCAGCTGTAGATCAGATAGGGCGTGTGGAGGTATATCTATTAGACTCGAATAACGTACAAATCGCAAAGATAGCACTTAAAGATATGGCAAGTGAAGGCGATTATCCAATGTTTGAGGCAAGGGCTGGTGCGTTAAGTGGCGGTAAGTACATTGTTCAATCTTATGGAGATAAGAAAGGCGTGTTCTCACAATTTAACGGCATTATCCGTATTGCCCGTAATGGCAAAAAGTGGAGTGCTTATATTGCTAAAGTAGATTCAAAAGGAAATCACACATCACGTTTATATAAAGAATGGTTAGATAGTTCAGGATTATTCACTAAACAACTTGCAAAAGTTCAGGTTCATATCGGTGCATATGGTGAAAGAACACCTGTAAATAACATGTACTTAGCAGACATTAATGTAAGGGAATTGACAGCAAGCACAGTAGATAACACTACACAAACGCCTGTCATTTTCAGCACTGGTGATGTAGTAACGATTGACAATCAACGGGCTATTGTTCTTAAGAATGGTGAACCTATTTTCTCAGTTCTTGACCCTTCATCTGACTTCTTTAGTTTGAAGAAAGGAACTAACGGTTTAATAGTTTCTCCACCTGTTGCCAATGTGTCGATTCGATATAAAGAAAGGTGGCTATAATAAATGCTGTATATCTTAGATAGTTTACAAAACACTGTAGGGGTTGCTAATAATAGTAGCCCCTTAGCTATGCCCTATTTTAATGATCTTCACACAGAGAGTTTAGAAGATGTTTCTACTTATGAGTTTTCAGTTCCAGCAGATCATGAGGACTCAGCACTATTACAAGTAGAAGGACATATTATTTTAAGGGACTTAGACGGAAATAATTTACTATTCACAATCAAAGAAATTACAGACGGTTCTAGTGACGGTAAACGCATTAAAAACGTTTTCTGTGAAAACAGTGCTGTAACTGAATTGTTAAGTGATGTTCAACGCCCTATGACTATGAACAGTACAAACTTGACAAATGCTGTTAATGCTGTTCTAGCTAATAGTTCTAACTGGACGGCTGGTATTATTGAGGACATTAACATTAACGTTGATTTTAATGTTGATGACTATAAGACAGTATTAGAGGCTTTGCAGGATTTACGCACAGCGTTTAACGTTGAAATGTACTACACTGTTGATCTTATCGGAACTCAATTAGCTAATAAGAAAGTAAACTTTGTTCAGCAAAGAGGAAACGTAACTAATGTTCGTTTTGATTACTCTTATGATCTTGTTGACGTATCTCGTACAGAAAACAGTGAACAGATCGTAACGGCTATTGTGGGTGTAGGTAAGGGTGATGATTCTAGTTCTCGAATTGATCTATCTACTTTACCAGCATTTGATGATGGAGACTTTTACCACGAACAGGGTAGCGATTGGATTGGTTCACGCTTTGCCTTAAGTATGTGGGGAATTAATGGAAAACATAGATTCGGTGTTTTTATTGATGATGAGTCAGACACACAACCACTTCTTAAAGCTAACACTATCAAAGAGTTGACAAATCGCTGTACACCTGTTCTTACTTATTCTGCTTCTGTAGCTACACTAGAACGAATTACAGGATATGAGGCTAAACGTGTTCGTGTTGGTGATACTAATATTATCAATGATAAGACGTTTTCTAATCCTATCGTAGTAGAAGGACGGGTTAAGGAGTTAAAACGTTCTTACACTGACCCTTCACAAGATAGCTTAGACTTAGGAAACTTTGTTCCTATTGAATTACAAGTAGACCCGTATATTAAAGCCTTACAGCAGAAGATTTCAATGAATGAAGCACAATGGAGTCAAGGTGGAGAACTTATCATTAAGCAAGACACTGAACCTACTGGAACTTTCACAGACGGTCAGTTATGGTTGAATACCTCTAATAATGTGATGATGCGTTATAATGCTTCTACTGGAACATGGGAAAAAGTTACACGTCAAGATTTTGCAGACTTAGAAGGATTGGCTACAGAAAGTCAGATTGCAAATGATGCTATTTCAAGAGATAAGATTGTTGACGGTGCTGTAACCGGTTCTAAGTTAGGGAACGGTTCAGTAAGTGAAGTTAAGATACGTGACGCTTCTATCACCAGTGCAAAGATCGGTACTGCACAGATTCAATCTGCACACATTCAAGATTTAGCTGTAGGAACTGCTTCTATTCAAGACTTAGCTGTAACTCAGGGTAAAATTGCTAACCTTGCTGTAGGTACTGCACAGATTCAAGACGCTTCTATCAATAATGCTAAGATCGCTACACTAGCTGTAGGAACTGCAAACATTATTGACGCTTCTATTTCTAATGCAAAAATTGCTAACGCTTCTGTAGACACAGCGAAGATCAAAGACGCTTCTATTACGAATGCTAAAATTGATCGTGCTTCTGTGAATAAGCTTGTAGTAGTAACTGCTGATATTGCCGATGCTAATATCACAAATGCAAAGATTGCTAACTTGGCTGTAGACTCAGCTAAAATTGCTGATGCTTCTATCACGAATGCTAAGATTGGTAACCTTGCTGTAGATAGTGCAAAAATCAAAGATGCTTCTATCTCTACTGCTAAAATTCAGACGGGTGCAATTGACACTGGATTGATTAAAGACGGTGCTATCACTTCTGCTAAAATCATGGATGCTTCTATCAGTACAGCTAAAATCGCTGATGCAAGTATCGTAGATGCTAAGATCGCTAACCTTTCAGCTAACAAGATTACTACAGGTACGATTGATGCAAGCAAAGTTAATGTAACTAACCTTAAGGCAGATTCTATTATTGCTGGTAGCTTAACTATTGACGGTGTTAACTACATTAAGAATGCTAAACTATTACAACCTACGGGTTCAGATTGGTATTTTGCAACTAATGTTAATGTTGATGTTAATGTTAAATTTGACGGTGTAAATAGTATCAGCAACATTCAGTCAGGATTAACTTCTGATACGTGGGCTAACGCTATTTATTATTACAAGAACACACCTACTACAGCAGGTCAGGCTTGGGTAGCTTCTGTTTACACTTACACAGATGATATTACATCATTTGATAACGGGGCTAAAATGAATATTGATTTCATGGATGCTGGCGGTTATCGTATTGCTGGATTCCCTAGTGTTCAAGTAGTCCCAACTAAGAACGGTGAATGGCAACGATTTATGTTAACAGGAACAGCACCAGCTAATAC